AATGACCTGTACATCCACTCCCCAATATTCAATTATATTCTTTTCGCTGGCATTCTTTGTTAAACTTAATCCGTGAGTAACATCAAAAATATCAAAGTAATTAAAAACATCCGTAGGGTCGTAAACCATATCGTTCTCCGCCAGGTGTAGCATCTCTTCAAACTTGGTACTTTCAAAATGTTTATATAAAATAGCTAACCTTGCTAATTGTCCTTTGGATAATAAAAAAGGCTTTGTTACTCGCTCATCGTGATTGCCAGTCCTTATAGTAATCTTTGCATCCGTTGAAAGTCTTAAAGGCTTTAGGATTTGTTCTTCTGTGTATTTAAACTCCTCTACTTCACTGTATCCATTAAGAATACCATCTAAATAAAGTTTATTGGTATGTTTAGAAACAAAAGGTAAGTCTACTATATCTCCGTTAATACAAACTTCGTCAAACTTATTATGTTTAAGAACATTATTAATAACTCGTAAACATTTAAGGTCAGCTAACCAACCGTGAGGGTCAGAGAATACAAATAGCTTATAGGTTTTTTTATCCGTTAGCTTTTTTAACTGGTATTGGTTATACTCAGTTTCTGATAGTCTTGGTCTGTACATAAAGTTTTTTTCTCGAAAGTAGTTATTATTTATCTATTATTCAAAGACTTATGATTTATAGTAGTCATATAACCTCCAATAGCAATTAAAGCTGATAAAAATAATTTAAAGCCTGTGTTAAAACACCATACAAAGTTATCCCAATCAATAGTTACCCAAGCATTTGCAATAGCCACAATAGCACCAAATATAGTTGATAGTATGTTATTTAATTTTCGCATATAAATTGAACTCCCTTAATCTTCTTCTCATTAATCCTTTACTCACTACACCACCTGCTTTAATCCACATCATAAAGCCTACTTTAATCTTTTCAATAGTTTGACCACCGTTAATAAACTTAACCAAAGAAGACTTTGCAAATGCTCCGCATCCAATATTATAACAAAGACAGAATAAAGCATCAAATTCGTTCTGTTTAAGCGGTCTAATTACATATCTCTTAATACAATTAGCGTAAGTATCGGAAGTGTCCATAAATAGCTTATAAGCCTCCTCTTGCGTTATTTTATCTCCCTTTTTTATTGGGTTCCCATTATCGTATTTAGTCGAACCAATTCCAATAGTCCAAACTCCAGCAGTACACTGATAAGCATCTAATTTTAAGCCTTCAAACTCAACTAATAGTTTTAATCCTTCTTCGCTTATTTGTGCCATAAGTAATCCTTAATAAAAGTTATTCCTGTAATCGTAAGTATAAAAGCGCCTATTCTAACCGCCCAATTAATACCGGTATTATAATCCCTTACTTCTTGAACTTTAGTTTCTGTTTCTACTAATGTTTCTTCAAGTAATTCCAATCTTTGTAATATACCGTTTCTATTTAGCTTCGATCCTGTAATGGCTTGGCTAATCATTTCTACGCTTATAGACAAACTTTTTAGTTGGTCGTTTATTTCTTTTAACTCATTCATTATTCACCCGGTGGATTAATTAAACTTTCAACATCTTGTATTTTTGAAGTTGTGCTTCCCGGTTCACCTTGACCTGCACCCATATCATCTTCGGTAATTGCCCAAGACCTAAAATTAACTTCAGTTTCATCAGTTTGGCTTTGGTGTAATGTTATATTTGTTCTATTTGTTACATAATCAAATCTTGCCTCGTGCATAAAATATAAGCCTGATGCTAAATTGATATTAAATATTTGTCCAAAAGATATTTGTTTACCATAAACATTACCTGTAAATTTCTGCCAAGTAGTTTGATAAAAAGATAAAATTGAACGAGTAACACATTCTTCTAATGTTCTACCACCTTCATTTTCTTCACTTACTGTTTCCCAACTTCTTAGCCATTTATCTGAACTAAAAATATAAACATCTTCATCTGGAACATATCCAATAAAATCTTCAATTACTTGTGATTGATAACCACCTGCTATACCACTGTGAAATTGACAATTATCTATTTTTAATATATTAGAAAAAGGTTTAGTTAAAGTTGAACTATTTACAACATTAGTAGAATTATAAACAAAGTTTTTAGTGTATTGATATTTTTGAGGTATAATACTTACTTTAAAGTTATCAAAATATGTAATTTCACCTACACCCAAAGAACAGACTTGAGGTCTTATTATTAATGTACCCCAATTCCAATTAATAGAAGAAGTTGTTTTTTGTTGAAATTTAGAATAACATTTAAACTTCATCCACTGATCTTTTTCTTCCATAATAATAGGAATCCTTGTAGCACTATTCCAAATAGGAGAAGCTAAATTGGGAATCCAATTACCATCATAATTTAGATATTGAGTAATAGTAGCATTAGGGTTAGGTGTTTGAGATTTAGCAAAAGCTATATCAATACTATCTAAAGGGTAATGCCCAGCATTAAAATAAACAGAACATTCAACTTTATTAGCAAAAATATCAGGAAAATCAGGTGAATTATTTGACAAAAGCATTTGTGTAAAAACATACTCATTCAAAACTCTTGGGCTAATAAATGGACTTTGTTCAACTATACCTAATATTCTATCATCAAAAGGTGTATTAGGTGAAACTGAATTTGCAATACTAAATGCACCTTCTCTTTCCCAATCAGTAGGTATAGTAGGTGAATCAGGATAATCTTTAAAAAATCCAAAATTACTAACTAAATTTCTTTCATAATATGGATAAGTAAATTTGACACCAGTTAATCTTTTATTAAGACTTACTAATTGATTTCTATCTGACCAAATAATATTTTGGTTTTGACCTATTTTAGAATATAAACTTAAATCATAATTACTTATAAAAGTTCCTTCATAATCATATTTTTTTCCAATACTTACTTCAGTTCTTACTGAAACATTATCGACAAATAACCATCCATTTTCAGAATAATTAAAAAAAGCAACATTAAAATCATCATTATCAGGAGTAAAATTAATTGTATAAGTATTCCAAACTTCGGGTATAGGTCCTATTGAAAATTCATCTATACCATCAATAATAATAAAAGGCTCAGCTAAATTACCCGGAAAACCCGGTATAGCACTTTTTGCATCAAAAACTAATTGATAATTTACACCAGCCTCACCTAAAACAGTTTGATTAAAATTAGCATTCGAATCACCAAAAACACTTGCACAATCACTACCATCAGGACCTGAATTTTCTCTAATTTGAGCAGGCGCAACAGTAGTCCATTCATTAAAACCATCTGAGAAATTACCATTAAGAATTAAGTTGTTTACTGCTAATCTATTTACATCAACAAGATACCAAGTAGCATCTGAATTTGATTGATATAATATACATCCTAAAGATTGAACTAAAGAAGTTAAAAGAAAATAGCAATCCTTTGGCTCATAAGTTTTCCAATCAACACCTGAATATTCAGATATTAATAATTGTTCTAAATTCTTTAAAACATCATCTATTTTAAATTCACAAAGAATAGCAACATCTAATGTACTTCCTGTCTTTGCAAGTAATCTACAAACATAATCTTTAATACTTAACCCATTCTGTACAGAAGTATCATCATACAAAGCATAATAATCATCTCTTGAATATTTAATATTTTTTAATACTGCTAAATTATCAGTAGCAACTAAATCAAGAAAATATTGTTCTTGCCATTCGTACTGAATAATATCGGGTAAAAGAAAACCTGTCCACTTTAAAATTTCTGTTGTACCGTCAGTTTCGTAAAGACTTACTCTTAAAGAATACTCATCAATATTATAATAAAAATCGTAAGGTTGTATAGGTGAATTAGTAGGAATAAAACACTTTATATCGGCATAAGAAGCTCGAATAGGAGAAAATATATTATCTTTTTCAGATCTATAATTTAAAACAAAAGGAGAATCTTGAGCAGGAACTAACTCAATAGGAGTTGGTGTTCTTGCAGTAGGTTCTAATTTCTCAAACTTAACTTGATAATAAAAATTACCACCTTGTTGGTCTAAGCCTTTAAATTGTAAATTGTAAATATGATTATAAAACATTATATCACCCTCGTATTTTTAATTGCAGTGTTATCTAATAATAATCTCATTTTATCACCCATAATATCTATTTGGTAATTACCTTGACCTGTTGAATTAGAAGGCATATATACACTTTTAGTACTTCCAGCACCAATTTTAAATCCAGTTAATTTTGCAAATATACCTTCAAAGCCACCTGCTGCTGCAAGTGCTTCACCACCTTTCCAAGGTGCTAATAATACAGTTAAAATTAATGCGGCGGCTGCTGCTGCTGCAAGTTTATAGATAAGATTAGTTAATCCTCTCCACATAACTTTAAAGAAATTATCTCCTGAAACTAAAGCAGATTCAAAAGCAGAACTTAAAGTATTTGATATTAAACTTGATATAGTTTCAATATTATGAATAAATTGTAACATTTCAGGAGAAGTCCAAGTTGGTGATTTTCCAAGTTTATCAATATCGGTTCTTATTTCTAATGTTTTTTTAGCTATCTCTCCATCCATTAATTTCTTAAAAAATGGATTATTTACATAAGCCTCTCCTAAAAGAGCAAAACTTTGTGGACCTTGTTGTTTAAAAAAATCAAATAACTTTTTAGCTTCAGCTATCTGATCAGAACTATCCATCATCTTAGCCATTTCAGGTATTCCTCTTTCTGTTGGTGCAGGAGGTTCGGGTGTTGTTTTTATTAAACCTGATTTTTTATAATATTCTTTTGATAATTGCTCAAATGTTTTAAACTTTTTATCAACTGAAGCAATCTCTCTTTTATCAGCTTCTATTTGTTGAGCAATTTGCCATTCAATACTTTGTTTTATATATTTTTCTCGTTTTTGACCATAAAACTCTAAACC